TACAGTGTCCACAATGCGATCACACTATGATTTTTCAGAATAGTGTCAATCTGCAAGCTGATTGTAAAAATTGCTTGCCTCAATCCCGTTGCGTAATGCAGAGTGAAGAGTCCCTGATTCCCTCGAGTTCTCTCGAGGGTGTTGTTGAATCACAAACTACAGCTTTTGCTGATGTTAACACTGGTGTGTCTGTAGGAGAACGTTCTAGTTCAACCTATTTAGACACAGCAGATGCTGTTGATTCGGCCGATTTGAAGGGGTTCTTATCACGTCCTGTGCGTATTGCAGCATTCACATGGTCGCAATCAGACGCCGTTGGTTTATTGCAAACCATATCACCCTGGAATTTGTTCTTTAACAATGCTAATATCAAGTATAAATTGAATAATTTCGCATTCCTTAGGGCTGATTTGCGAGTGAAAGTGGTGATCAATGCGTCTCCGTTTTTTTACGGATCTATGCGCATGAGCTACCAGCCACTCCCCAACTTTAAGCCTACCACTATTACTAGTGGTACAGCTGGAGGTTTTGCCAATTCGGAATTAGTTCCTTATTCGCAACAACCAGGAGTGTGGTTGAAGCCGCAAATGAGTGAGGGAGGGGAAATGGTACTGCCTTTCTTCTACCCGCGTGCATATCTGAAAGCACAAGTAGCACAAGATTTTACCAACATGGGCACTTTACGTTTCCTGGTTTACAATGTATTGCGCAGCGCTAACGGTGTCACTGGAGCTGGTGTTTCTGTCCAAGTGTACGCTTGGGCCGAAAATGTGACTCTGGCAGGACCAAGTGTTGGTCTAGCCATGCAATCTGATGAGTATGGTGAGGGAGTAATCTCTGGACCAGCTTCTACTGTGGCTTCAGTAGCGGGATTGTTGAAAAAAGTTCCAATATTCGGTAAGTTCGCTACTGCGACAGAGATGGGAGCTAAAGCTGTGTCTGGTATAGCCAAACTTTTTGGTTGGACTAATGTGCCGGTCATAGAAGATACAAGACCGTATCGTCCTTCCCCATTTCCGCAACTGGCTTCAACTGAGCTTGGTTATCCAGTGGAGAAATTAACTCTGGACGCAAAAAACGAACTGTCTGTTGATCCGACGATTCTCGGTTTGGAAAATAAGGATGAATTGGTCATTTCCAATTTTGCATCACGTCAGAGTTATTTAGTTTCTACTGATTGGACGACTTCCACTCCAGCAGACACACCATTATTCACCACCAAAGTTACGCCGAGTATAGGATTTTATACGATTTCTAGTGCTGGGTTGCAGCAAAATACCCCATTGTCTCTTTTATCTAAAATGTTCAATGCGTGGCGCGGAGATATTATCTTCACGTTTAGGTTTATTGCTACTCCTTTTCATAAGGGTCGTGTCCGTATCTCGTATGATCCGTACGGTGATTCAGTGCAAACCACTGCTGACACGGGTCCAACAGTATTCAACAAGATTGTTGACATTGGATCGGAAACGGAAGTCGATGTGCGAATTCCATACCAGCAAGCGCTGTCGTGGTGTTATACGTATAGTTCACTGAGCACAACTTTCCTTACCACATCGTCGACACCCTCACTCACATACACCGATACATTTGATAATGGTGTGCTGTCAGTCAAGGTATTGACGTTGCTCACAGCACCTGTGTCAACTTCTACTGTGAGTATGCAGGTGTTTATCCGTGGAGCAGACAATATTGAGTTTTCCAACCCCAAAGACATTGGTGCTTCGGAGACTCAATTAGTCATGCAGTGTGATGAGTATATTGAACCACGTCATGGTGACAGTATGGCTATGGGTAAAGATGGCGCCGAGCAGTGTGGAGATCGCTCACGACTACATTTTGGTGAGGTCGTGGCTTCCCTTCGACCTCTTTTGCGACGTAGCAATTTTATCGATTCTACTATAGGTACAGCATCAACATTGCGAGGTTACTGGGTCTATCGCCACCCTCGATATCCGCAGTATTATGGATATGATACTGGTGGTCTCTCCTCAGCTAAAGGCACTATAGTGCCAGCGTCGAATTTCAACTTCAATTTTGTAAAGACGACACCATGGCATCTTATAGCTAATTGCTTTATAGCTCAAAGAGGAGCAATCCACTGGCATTACAACTGGGAGGGACCTAGTCCTCAGACGTTGCAAGCTACACGTCGCCTGGCCGCTAGTGCCAGCATTTCTGTGCAAGGCACTGCTGCAGGATCCACTTCATCGGCATTTGCCCAGGGATTTCAGTCTCTCACGCTGAGCACTTCACCAGGTGTAGCTGTTACCAACCAACTAACACAGGCGGGTTTGTCAGTTTCCTACCCTAACAATACGGTGTTTAAGTTTGAATCTACCAATCCGGCAGCCATTATGTCACCAGCATCGGCTGGCGATACATATGATGGTTCTGTGTATGAGGGTGGAGCTGTTGCTGTTTCCAATAATGGCATCGACGATTTATCTCAAGGACGTCTTGAACGCTACTTTGGCGTGGGAACGGACTATAATTTGTATTTCTTTTTGAATGTACCTAGTTCATTCTACATTTCAGGAGTCGTACCAAA